AAACCACAAATAGTTAAACGAGAACAACCAAGCAATCCTTCAACGGAGAACAACTTTGTTCAATGTGAAACAGTTCAAATCACAAACCTAATCCCCTACCCTGCAAATCCAAGAGAAGGCGATGTTGGGGCAATCATCGAATCATTAGAAGCCAACGGTCAATACCGTCCCATAGTGGCAAACAAACGAACAGGACACATTCTCACAGGCAACCACACTTACTTGGCAGCCAAAGCCCTAGGTTGGTTTGAAATCGCTGTGAGTTGGGTTGATGTTGACGAAGACCAAGAACTAAAAATTGTGTTGATTGATAACAGAACCTCAGACCTTGCAACCTATGACACCGTTGAGTTGAAAACACATTTGGTTAACTCTGCCGGACAATTCAAAGGAACAGGATTCCAGGCAGAAGATGTTTCAGAAATACTTTCAGGTGGACAATCAAAACCTGGTAATCAACCAATCGGTAGAACTTCATGTAAAGTCGGGGAGTACAAGTTTCGTGCATCAACCGATGAGTTGAATCAATGGGCAAACAAAATCAGTAGATGGCAAGATATTGCAGAACTTTTAATAATGCCCGTAGAATCATGTTATGTTTATCATCTGGGTTATAATTAAATTTTATGGATGGTAGACCATCAAAGTTATCAAAAGAAATCGCTGATGCGATAATCGAGAATCTGCGACTCGGAAACTATCAAGAACACGCAGCACAAGCAGTCGGAATCAACAAAGGCTCATTCTATAACTGGATGGAACGTGGGAAAACTGAGCAAGACAGAATCAACCACGGACTAGAACCACTTGAAGACGAAACAATATTTATGGAATTTTTCAACTCAGTAGAAAAAGCAAAGGCTGAGGCAGTTTCAAGAAACGTTGCTATCATCCAAAAGTCTGCACATCACGGAACATGGCAAGCAGCAGCATGGTGGTTAGAAAGAACACAGCAAACAGTTTTCGGTAGGAAACAACAACTTGAGCACACAGGTGCAGAGGGTCAACCTATTAGACTTGAAGTATCAACACAGGAAATTGAAGACAAGATAGCAAGGGTCTTAAATACTCGTAAGGGTGAATAGTTTTGGATACTCGTCTAGTTGACAAGATAATCCAGTTAGAACCTGCTCAAAGAGTTGAATTCATTTCACAGTTATCTGCTGACGAAAAAATGATGATTGCATCAATGTTGGATGCTGAACTTGAAAACCCTTGGGCTAAGTATGAACGTGACCCAGTTGGTTTCATCACCGAAGGTTTAGGTGAATCGTTGTGGTCGAAACAAGTTGAGATTCTGGAATCATTAAAAGAAAACAAAAGAACAGTTGTTCCAGCATGTCATGCTCCTGGTAAATCACATTTGGCTGCCCGTGCTGTTGCTTGGTGGATAAGTTCACATCCTCCTGGTACGGCTGTTGCAGTTACAACAGCGACCACGCATCGTCAGGTTAGAAACATTTTGTGGAAGAACATTCGTCAACTTGCTGCACAGAACGATTTACCTGGTGATGTTTTAACGGTCCAGTGGAAAATCAATAACACAGTTGTTGGTTACGGTTTCAGTCCTGCTGCACATGATGAGACAGCAGTTCAAGGTATCCACGCACCTAATCTTCTTGTTGTAGTTGATGAGGCAGGTGGTATCTCGGACACAATTGGTAAAGCGTTGGAATCTTTGATGACAGGTGGACATACAAGGTTGTTAGTCCTTGGAAACCCTCCAACAGATTTAGAAGACACATGGTTTGAAAGAATCTGCAATTCACCTCTCTACAACATCATCCCAATCTCAGCACATGACACACCAAACTTTACGGGTGAAAAAACTGAGCGTTGCCGTTCATGCCCACCACATGTTGAAACACACGATGTTGCATCCCACCTTGTTGACCAAACTTGGGTTAACGATGTTATTTCAGAATTTGGTGATGATTCACCTTTCGTTGAAGCCCGTGTTCACGCAAGATTCCCACGAAGCAGTGCAGGGAAAGTTATTCCATTTACTTGGGCTGAGATGGCAACACAAAACGATGACTTCATCAAATCTGATGAGATTCGTCTTGGTGTTGATATTGCATCCGATGGTGGTGACGAATTCGTTATTGCCGAAGCCGATGGTTACAGTGTCAAAATTGTTCACCGTTCTTCTGGTCAAGCAAACGCTAACGCTGTTGATGTGGCACAGGTAATTCAAACACATATTGATAATGCTGATAAGAAACATAAAGAACGTGGTGTTGATAAAAAAGTTCGGGTGAAGATTGACACGATTGGTGTTGGTTGGGGTGTTGTTTCCTTGATGCAAAAGTGGGGGGAAGAGAAACGCCACAATGGTCAAATAGTTCCAATCAACGTTGCCGAGCGAGCACAGGATGAAGCAAAGTTTAGAAACGTTCGTGCTGAGATGTGGTGGAATGGTCGAACCCTTGTCCAACCTATTGAAGAAAAGCAATCAGTTCATTTAGATATTGATAGACAAACTTTGACACAACTTGCAGGACCTTTATACAAATCGGACAGTTCTGGTCGTATCCAAATTGAGGCTAAAGCAGATATGAAGAAACGTGGTGTTCATTCACCGGACAGGGCTGAGGCAGTTCTTCTTGCAATTTATGAACCTAAGAAGTTAAAAGAAGTTGTTCCAACAATTCCGTTATCGTTTGGTCAGTCTAACCCTTGGAAAGTCTAGTAAACTTGATAGATGGCAAATAATAATCGCTTAACTAGAGGCGAAGCATCTGTTGGAAGTCTTATTGTTGACGATTTAATTCGTTTTAGTGATGCAACAGAACAAGACACTGCATACCATCAACATAATCTGAGAGCATTCTCGACAGCAACACAAACAAACACAGGTGGTGGCACAGCCCCAGTTGCCATGAGATTTGAAACAATATCTCAAGCCAATGAAATAAACATTGTTAACAACACAAGAATCACACCAAATCACAGTAGTGAATACAACATACAATTTTCTGCACAGGTTGATAAAACAGATGGTGGGAAAGACGAAATAGATATTTGGTTTGCTATCAACGGAACAGCCATTCCTTACTCAAATACTCGTTTAACTTTACCTTCAAATGCTGATGACAAAGTTGTTGCTTCATGGAATTTTATTACCCCACTAAAAGACACAGAATATTTAGAAATCTATTGGTATTCAGCCGACACAGCGATGAGACTTTACGCTGAAGGACCACAAACAAACCCAACAAGACCAGGAATCCCATCAGTAATTTTAACAGCATGGGAAATTTAGGAAAACAATGAAAAATATACAAAACGTGTTAATGAGAATCGTTGCAGTATTCGCAGCACAAGGTTTATCTGTAATTGGGGCAGGAGCGCTCGTAGGAATTGATACACTTAGTGCAGTGATGCTCGCAGGTGGTCTCGGAGTCGCCACAGTAGTCGAAGGTTTAGCCAGAAGTTTCCTGGATGACGGAAAACTTACAGCAGCCGAAATAAACGAAGTTTTTGCAAAAGTAGATAAAAAAGGAGTTAAGTAAATGTCTTACAAAGTTAGAAAAAATTTAACCGTTCGTTACGAAAACCCAACAGGTGTTGTAACTTATCGCCGTGTAGCAAGAGTTACATCCCAAACAGCAATTACTCTTGACCCGTACAAAGGTGAAGCAGCAATTTCAGCAGTGCCTAAAAGCACAACAACCACACCAGCATTATCAGCAGGTGCTAAAACAGTTCGTGTTGCTTGGGTAAATGCCTAGAATAATTCGTGAAGGTCGAGAATTAAGAATATTTCGTGATGACACATATCATCATGCAATAATCCAAAAAGTAAACAATGTGGACACCAACGAAGTTGAAGTTCGCATTGGAAACTACGGTAAAGCAACAATTGTTCTTGCAGTTCAAACAAACATTCGCCCAACCGATTCCCGACCAACACAATGGCTATCAGGAGAAATCCCAGTTGATGACTTTGTTCCACCGTTACCAGAACCATTCGAAGGCTTCCCTGACCTCGAATTAGACGATACAGTCTTCGGTTTGCTCGATAACTCATTAGTAGCCTAAAAAAGAGAGTAGAATAAAACACATGGACATTTTTGAATCACGTCAATCTTCAACAGTAAATACTCAAATGTATTTCATTGACCCAGTACCAGTTGCTAAAGCGAAAGCCCCAATTAAAAGTGGTGACATGGTTCGTTGGAATTCTTCAGGTGGACCTGCCTATGGCAAAGTAACAAGAATTATCCGTGAAGGCGTTCTTGATGTTCCTGATTCAAGATTCAAAATCAATGCTAAAAAAGATGACCCAGCAGTTCTAATCCAAATTTATCGTGGCGCTAAAGAAACAGATGTTTTCGTTGGTCACAAAATGTCTACACTAAAACTTGCATCAATGCGTAAAGAAGCCGACATAACTAAAGCGCAACCTGACATGGGCGAAGTACATGTTGATGCACCTATGGGTAATCGTAAGAAAAAGAAAGTTATGAATGCTTACGGTATTGAAATTGAAGTTGATGATGATGAAGAAGAAATGATTATGGAAGACGAAGAAGTAGAAATGGGCATGGGTGGCTACGGCTACAAGATGCCAAAGAAAAACTAAATTTAGTAATTAAAGTTTTTATGTGTTACCAGTGTGGGGATTGCACAAGTGAGTGCCAACCTGATTCTGAACCAGATTTAGACGATTTGTTTTAATCAACCATTCCGTACAATCTTTCATGCCACATCGCATCTTCAAATGCTTGAGCACAGTTCTTAGAACAAAACGCAAACTCTCTAAGGTTTCTGGTAACTAGAAGACCGTAATCTTTCAATGACCACGCTCTTACTTCGTTGTAAGGTCCAACCTTCTTACATTCACTGCATTCGCCTTCAATGAATCCAGATGTTTTCATACTTTTACTCCCTCTTCTGTTTTGATAAATGCTTCATATAACTTTGCACTGTTATGTGAATTTCTTATTTCGTTTAACCCTGCTTCTTCTCTAACAAATTCATGTGGGTCAATTTCTTCTCTAATCCATTGTGATTCGTAGGTTGGTTTATTGATGTGACCATCTTCAAACAAACTGTAAACAAGTGAATCACCAAGCCAATACGCTGCTTCATCTAACCAGTCTTCAAGTTGTGCAACAAACTTTGCTGGAACAGTCACAGTGAATTGTCTTGCAGTTAAATCAATAACCTCATTTGTTTCTTCGTTGTAGATTGCCCAATGTTCACGACCTGGATAATGCCATGAGTTAACACGAACAAGACCAGTGTTATATTTTTTGGCGTACATTGTTGATTGGATAGCGCATTGTCCTAATGCTTCGGATGGGCTTTTGATTCCTTTGCTTTGGAGTTTCATTTTCTCCACCCATGTTTATCTTCTGGCAATTGTTCCCAAATAACTCTGAATTCTTTTGGAACTTTTTTGATACATTCTTTTCCGATTGGAAAGAATCCCATCCAGCCACCGTCTTGTGCTAGTTCAATATCTTCTGGGTGAACTATTGCGCTTCCACCTGCACCAACTTGAACACCGATTGTTAGGTTTGTTTTTCTGCCACAAACTGTGCATGGGTTTTTGCTACCTGATTCGTGAAACTTTTCTGAGAACAGTCCCAAATCAATATCGCTTGTGTCTATTCCTCTATATGTGAGTTCTTTATTGTTGTTGTTTTGAAATTGTTGAATCATTTGTTACAGCCTCCCCATTCACATGCTACTTGACCGTCAATTTTGACTTCGTTTAATTGCTCTTCAATAAGTTCTTTGATTTCTTCTTTTGAAGATACAAATTCTTGGAAATAACTTTTTAAGTTCTTTTCGATTACATTGATTGAATGCTTCTTCTGGCAAGAGCCAAACTTTTGGAACTGTTTCATATCTCCCCTTTCCCTACATCTCTATTATACTATACCCCAGTTTAGGGTTTGGGAGGGGGTGGGTCGTGTCGTACAAAATCTTGTACAAAACGAAGGGGGGTAGGTGCTTGCATACTAAACGGGGGTATAGTACAATTGAAGTATCAGGGAAGGGAGACCCCAAGATGAGATACAAAAGCAAAGAGGCAGTAAAAAACTTAGAGATTTACAAAGAATTCAATTGGCAAAGAGTTAAGAAACTTGCTGATGAAATTGGTGTCAAGTTCTATTCAGGTTCGACCAGTTATTCAGCGAGTGGTTTAGGTTTCAGAGTTGACAATTGGGACAGAACCAAAATCAATATCGAGGGTTATGTCAAAATTTACAACGATGTTTATGAAGCACAAGAATTAAGAAAAGTTTCCAAAGAGTTGTTTTGGTCGAAGATTGAGTTGTACTTCTTAAAGAACAACATTCAGTATGTAGTTTCAGAAGACGGAAAGTCCATCCAGATAATCAAAGAAGAGGGGAAATAAATGTCATTAGATTACAAAAACTATGATTACGGAACAACCAGAGCATCAGCCGATGATGACACTGTTGAGTACGCAATCATCGAAGGCATAGTCAAACCAGTAGCACCTGATGCAAATGATTTGTTGTTTGCAGCAGAATGGTTGGCTTTATATGCTTCAGGTAGCACAGAAGATTATGAAATCGAATGTGCTCAAAGATTAGCAAACGTTGTGGCTTTCTTGGAGTTAACAGCCAAGTCTAAGCAAAAGAAAACAATTATTGCTGAAGCGAAAAGACAATACGCAAAAGAACATGGTGTAAAAGTTAGTCAAGTAAGAATCAAGAAGGGAGCGTAATTGGAGACTAAAGATATTACATGTATTAAATGTGGGTGGGCAGACGATTGGATGCTTGCTTATGTTGAAACCAAAATATGTTGGACATGTCTTAGAGAGATTCATAAAGAAGTAACAAAGGACATTTACAACTAAACCCCAGTATGGTACGCTAGAAATATCGGAGGGAGACCGAATATGAAGTTATTAACAAAAGAGATAGAAAACAAATTACCAAAACTGTATTCACAAGAAGACAAAGGCTTGGAAGCAATAGCCCAAGTCAAGTTCTTCTCAATCGCTAACAACTGGCGTTGGTTCGCAACCGAGTTTGACGGCGAAGATACATTCTTTGGATTAGTCCAAGGATTCGAAAACGAGTTAGGTTACTTCTCGCTTTCAGAATTACAATCTGTCAAGTTCATGGGCATTCCAGCGATTGAACGTGACATCAATTGGACACCAAAACCATTAAAAGAAATCAAACAAAAACTAGAAGAAAATGGTTACGCATGAGTGGCACTAAAGAGCATGAATGGAATTACCCAAAACCAAAAGAACAAGAGGAGGAATAATGTCAGGAAAAACTATTCGAATAGTTGAGGATGGCGTAGTTCTTTACGATGTCTTCGATGAATTGGAATCATTAAAAAAAGAACTACAACAATTAAAATCCAAGGAGAGTGCATGATGGGAAGAATCTATGCAGAAGGAATTGTTGGGACAGAAATTCCTTTAGAACAACAAATCCGTTGGCATCTGAAGGCAAACCATTACCCACCAGTTCATGAAAGTTTTGTGGACGTGGCAATACAAGCAATTCACGCCGTGAACGCTTGCGAAGGAAACACAATAATCAAAATGCCTAACGGAATAGAAAAGTCTGCTTACGGCATTGTCGATGGTTTACATCTTGATACATGGTGTTATCCTTCAGAAGAAGATTTCTAAAAGGGAGAAACAAACACATGAATGATTTAGTAGTAGTGCATAGTCCAGAGTACGCTAACTGGAAGTTTGACGAAAACTCACCGACACAAGGTCGCCGATTCGTTAACGCCTACGACAAATTATTCTCATACGCTGGGCATGATTCGTCTCCCCTTTCGGTCATGCCCTCTCCTGCATCGTTAGAAGACCTTGGACGTTTACATCAAGGTGATTACATTGACCGTGTTCTGATTGCCGGAATGTCTAACGAATGGGATGGTGTCAGAAAAGATTTAGGTGAATTGGCAAGACTTATGGCAGGTGGCACACTAACAGCCATTGAACATTTAGTTAAAGGCACAACTAAAACTGCTGTCAACTTTGCTGGCGCAAAACATCACGCACAATACGACCAGAGTTCCGGGTTTTGTGTATTCAACGATTTTGCTATGGGCGCAGACATTTTGACAAAAGATTACGGAATGAAAGTTGCGATTCTTGATATTGATGCACACCATGGTGATGGAACAGAAAACCTAACCAGGTTCAATCCTAATGTGTTGACCTATTCGATTCATGAGAACGGAATCTTCCCTGGTACTGGATTAAATTGCGAGCATTACAACAACGTCTACAACTATCCACAGAACGTTTATTCAGGTGACGAAGAGTTAGCCCTGGGCATTGAAGACTTTATCTGTGTGAGCAAAGAGTTCAATCCTGACATGGTGTTCATCGCGTGTGGTGCAGATGCCCACAGAACAGACCCGTTGTCCAGTTTGAGATATTCAATCAACGGCTACCAGGAAACTATGGCAACAGTTCGAGCAGAATTTTTAGAAACGCCGATACTAATTGGTGGTGCTGGAGGCTATCAACCTGACACAATTACACCAGAGATATGGGCTTTATCTGCTCTCGCGTGCGCTACGGGAGTGGTTGAATATATTGAGGAAGAAGACGACAAATGGATGCAATCTCTGACCCAATAGTTCGTTGCATGGAATGTCACGAAATTTCTGATGCTCATGTTTACAAAGGTTGGATTCTTGTTTGCGAGTCTTGTCAAAAATATCTCGAATCATTAGACGACTAGGGAGATAATTATGTCCGACAATTTTGTTCCACTGCCATCAATCTTGGATGATGCAAGGGCTATAAAACTTTTGAATAAATACTATTTAGATGCACAAGATAATGA